TCTTAATAGTTTCTCAAGATCCTTAGGTATATCAATATTTAACTCTTGATACTTAGATTGTGTCTTAAACTTGTTAATTACGAAAAACATTTTATTTTTATTAACAACTAAAAAGTTTTTCTCTTTTTTTTCAGATTCTGATAATTTATTATATGCTCTTTTATTAATCACCTCCATGCCTGAAATATCATTGCGGAGTGGTATTCTTGTATAAATATTATAGATAATATATACTTGAAGTAATGCTTTATCTTTTGCCGTTAAATCTTCTTTTTTTTTAATCCCTTTTGATTTAATTTCTTCACCCATTTTTTCAATCATTTTATTCACTTCAGATATATCAACAAAGTTGTCTTTTTGTTTATCTGATATTGTGCCAGTGGCTTGTTCTTCTTCATACTTCTTATTTAGATCGTCTCTTAAATCATTATATTCTTTAAGTGTTTCGTCGTCCTCAGATATAGACATTAAATAAACAATAATTGCATTATAATAGTTTCTCTGTGTTGTATAATGTAAAGCACTTAATTTATCTGATATATCTTGAGGTTTATTTAAAAACTTTAAATTATCTTTTTCAAATAATTTCATTAGTTTCATGAGGTTAGATACATACATTTTTATCGTTGAATCTTTTGCTTTAGGTCTTGATTTCTTTATAGTTTCAGCAAGATTTTCTTTAGTTGTCATTTATATTATATATATAAAAAAAGATTTAAATATGAACTAATTAAAAATTAAATCTTCTCAAATATGGTCACAACTCTAAATCTGTGATTTGTTGATTTAACCATACCTATTCGTCCTATTATATTGAACTCTGTTTTTTTATAGTTAGGTAATACCTGATCTAACCATATTAAAATACCACCTTTTTTTAAAACTTTATAACACTCTTTGAAAACAACATTGCGTTTTACCATACAACACCCATAGTGATTACAATCTTCAATACTATATGGTGGATCTGAAAGTATTAATTCATAAAAATCATTAGGTATTATTTCAGACATGCTCTCAGCATTGATCCCTGTGTTAAAATCAACTTTATCATAATATTTACTATCAGGTAAAGATCCACTAAATAAATGCAATGTCTTGTGAGGGACTAAAGGATACATAGAATATATTCTGTCTAAATATCCGTAGGGATAAGCACCATATAAATTAGTCTTTGTTGTGTAATTATTACCCATGACCCATATCCCTTCAATGCAATCATTATTTATCAATAATTTTGAATATTTAGGGTATGACTTATGGTAATTATCTATTCTCAATTGTAAATCCATTATATAATTATAAAATATATTATTTTTGAGAAATGTCCTCAGTGTCCTCAAAGTCCGCAAAAATATTTAGAATAATTTCATTTTTTTTTAGAATGAAATATGAAAAAGAGAGAAGGTTAATTTTTGAAAATCATAAATATTTTATTTATTTTTGAGGACATTGAAGACTTTGAGGACACTTAGGCATAGTAGCAATCTACAACTCCGTCAGTGATTCTCATGACCTTCTGAATCTCAATCCAGCAACGAGAAGTATATGGTGCTTCAGCAGCAGCAAGGTTTTCATATTTGTGGTGTAATTCAAGACCACGAGAATCAACACGATCTCCGTCATTCAGGCGGTATGCATTGTAGAAGAATTGACCAGCAAGTTCATTAGCACCTGCCATAGAATAACCTTCAAACTTCTTATCAACTAGGGCAGCACCCTGACGAGCATATTCTGTCCTAACAACATGAGGAGGAGATCCTTCAGTATCAGATACACCATGAAAATGGAGGGCAGAGTTAGATCTGTCAAGTGGATATAAGAACTCGTCATTCTTTTTAACATTAGCAACAAGTTTACCATAGGTTCTCGCACCAGTGCTTTCAGGAGCAATAGCACGATAATCATTTAAGAGACCCTTAACATTACCAACACCAGCACCAGTATCCACACTCATTTTAGCAGAAGTGACACCTACAAACATTTTAGATACTAAACGACCAGCACCACCTACATTACGAATCACATTCTGTGCTTCAGCCTGAGTAGTAAGGGTCGTTTTTGTCATACGAGGTTCAAGAAACATGAATGAGAAATCACGATTTGCTGCTGCAAACTGATTCATTTCGTCTCCGTCAAGAAATGTGTGATCTGCGATCATACGGCACTCAGTCTGATCTAGTGTAAAAGAATGAGTTGCCGAAGCATTAGCAACACCCTGTGCTAGACATGCTCTCTTACCTACAGAATCAGCAAGGGTTAATTCAACCTGTACTGCCTGATCACTTCTTAGAAGAAAGAGCGGTAACTGAATCCCAGCAATTGCTGGAAATAGGTCGTCTAACTTAATTGAGAAAACCGGTTGATTAGTTAGTTTTTGAAAAGAATGAACCTTTAATTCAGTATCAGCAGGAGTTGCGTTGTTCTTGAACTCCTTGCCATTGTCAATACCTATCTTTTGAGAAACCTCAGAATCTTGTTCATATACAACAGCATTAGATAAGCAACGAGCAGAGGTATATTGTTCACGCTCTTTAATTACAGACTGCTCAATAAACATAGACTTGTATGCTTGATAGTGCGACCAGTCTTGAACTTCACAAATAGTTTTACCTCCTATCTTAAGAGTTGCTCTTTCAACGATAGAATTAACACCTACACCTAATGGATAGAATGAATTGTGGTCACCATGACCTTTGAGTGAAAAAGTAAGACGAGACGAAGGATTCAATAGACCCTTATTCTGTAATTCATAACGGATAAAAGATTCAGAAAAAATAACAGGTTCTAAGATATCAGTATCAATTCGTTGTTCAGGATTAGATCCTATCATACCAGGTTGAAGCATAGAGGGGATAGACATACTCATTTTATATTTAAAGAAATATAAAAATTATAAAAAAAAAGTAAAAAAATTAAGTATAGATAATTAAAAAAAACTTCAAAAATGTGCTTTTTCTTCTCTCAGCATTCTTAAAACTTCAAAAGGACTAAATAATTTTGCGTCTTCAATCATAGTCAGGTGATTATATTGTGCAAGTTCTTCTATAAAATATTCGTCTATTTCATTTGTTAGATATATATATTGATTCTCACTTTCTTCTCTCCATATTTCAATTTTTTCTTCTAAATCATTTTTATTAGATTCGGTTCTCATGTTTAGAATTAATGACATAATATCTTGAGGGAGATAATTTTGATTATTCATTTTTATATTTATTATATTCTTATTATAACTCATTCTTTTAAGTATTATACTTAATTATAGAAATTAATAATATCTATTTAATTTTCTCAATTTTTAAATTACTGAATTACCTGAATCTGTCCGTCTTTAAAAAGAATAGTATTCTTAGAGTGGACATAGATAAATGCAGAAGTAGGATTATCGTCAGTAAGACCTAAATCCATTTGAACACCCCATGCGTCGTCACTGAAATTACCACCAGCAGTAGATCCTAAAATGTCATATGCTACACCTACACCATAGAGAGAACCTCCTTCAAGAACGCTGTTGTCATTTGTAGTGTATCTCTTGTTAGTATTTACTGGTGAAATGCTTGTGTGAGTTAGTTGATTAAATGGTATAACAGAATTAATGAAGTTTCTGATAACTTGTGGATCAACTTTCTTATTAGTTGAATCTTTCTTAAACTGAGTATCCACATTATAATCAAGAGGATATCTTGACCCACCCTTAGTAAATACAACCTGCGACAGATCAGCAATAGCACCTGTTTTAGTAATAGGGATAATAGTTTGAAGAGAGTTCTGTGCGATATTATTAAGATAAGAACTTTGAATAAAGTTCATGAATACACTCTCAACACGGCTTAAACCCAGCGAGAAATTAATAACAGCATTTGTTGAATTAATAGTTGAATAATATCCTGAAATAGAATTGTATTCAAAACCACCCATTGCCTCCATTTTAGCAGTATCTTCAGGATTAGGAGAATGAGTTTCACAAACTAACTGGCAATCAGTGAGTTCATAGAATGCGTCAGAGAACTGAGTAGCACTACCATTAGTGTTAAATAAAACCATGCTGTCAGGAGCAAGGTGTAGATCTATTGTCAAACCACCAATACCTGTTCGCTTAGAAAGTGGGATCGCACTCGTGCCTGACAACATACCAGTAGGGATATGAATGCAGAACTCATTTGAGTTTGTACCTACACCTTCTTCAACAACAGACTGCTTCTGACCATTAGTGCTGGGTAGAGATAGACCAGTTTCACCAAAATGACCTATAAGAGATTGTTCACTTGAAGTAACTCCTAAATAACTTGAATAGAACCTATTCGCATGTCTTATGTGTTCTATAGTTTGTTTGCTGGTAGCACTACTTAAAACAACCTGATCAAGAACAGACCACATGCCTGTGCGTGAATCCATAGCAAGTGGATCTGCTGCTTCAACTCTGCTACGAGCAGAATCCTTGTAAACATTAAGACGACCACAGAATCTAACAGAAGAAGGGACTAATACAGATTCAGATTCTGCAATAGTGAAACTAATAACCGGTCGTCCGTCACGATATGATTGACTGGCATTTGAATTACTGGGTTTAATTGAAAGGTAACGATTGCTCATATTTTATAATAATTAAAATATTATTATATTATCAAAAAAAAACTAACAAAACAAATTAAACTTTAACTTAATATTCTACAGCAATTGAATCTCCACGAATATTGATTCTCCTTAAATGAAAGACAAAATTGTTCCATAATTTATTTTTTGTGGGAGTTGTGCCTTCATAATTTATCTGAATATTGAAATCTTTATTGCGAGTATCATAAACTCCTGAATTGAGTGCTAATGCCCTTGATACTAACCAGTTGCTATTGAAAGCATGAAGAGACTTAGCAGAAATATCACTCTGAACAAGTGCTTTAGTTGTCTCAATCAATGGTTGCTGATCAATAGAAACTTTAGAAGAAGTCTTAGAGCAACGAACCGGACGACTGGGTTGAAGTCTGCCGTCATACAAGAACTGATAATTAGTGATACTATCAGACATACCACGAAGACCAGCAACCGACTGATTCATTGTCTTGTCAGCATGGTCACCACCTACATTGTAAGTGCCAGTGCAAGAAACACGAGCAGAGTCAGTGTAAGGTGTTGAGTCACATGGTTGCGAAACGATTGCCTTACCCCTGGCATTATTTAGGGGCAACCGAATATTTAGGGCAACTTCACCTGCTAAAGAAGAGTATCTGTAATTTTGACAACTTAGAATATCTTGAACAATTACACCTTTTTCTTTCATGGCCGATAACATATCACTCTCAAATCCACTCCCCATGTCAACTTCTTGAACAACTAATTCAACATTACTTAAAACATAAGAAGGTTTGTAATCAGCATTTACAGCACCTAACCTATCCGTTGCTGCCATAGATACTACATACGATCCAGCATTAGCAGCAAATGGGTCAGCATGAGTTGATTTAGCGTCTGCTGGGTTAAACTTAATTGTAGTGCCTGAGGCATTCTGGTCAATTTCAGAAATAACAAGATCTTTATCAGTAGTCAATAGTGAAGCATTATCAGAAGTGACAATGGCAACTCGTTCACCTACACTAAATGGACATTGCTCAGGAGAGTTCTGAGAATTATCTTTAGCAAGGACTATCTGAGCAATAGTATCACCATTTGCAATAAGTGCGTCAGCACCAGCAGTAGATCCATTACGAGATAAGAAAACTGGGTTGAGGGCAAGTCTCTTGTTTCTCATGACACTATCAAGTTGAGTAATACAACGACCTGCTTCTTCAAGGGTAATAACAATTTCAAGACCAGTAAGGAGATTAGGATATACACGATCCGATCTAAAAATACCTGTTTCTAATGGGAGACAAAGTTTAGCAGTATTAAACTGAGCATTTGTAAATGGTGTGTCTTTATCTGTGCCAGTTAGTTTATCAGCAGCAAAATATGGATTATCTAGAATATTTGCCGTATCAGATCTCGTTGTCCCTTGTGTGCCACGAGTATTAGGCAACCATATAGTTGCTCCCTCAGTTAATGCTCTCTTTTTCTTTTCACTATCATTAGTATCAAAATCACGCATGACAGAAACCATGGAGTTGTATCCCTGAATCTCTTCAAGCAATACAGATCCTTTTTCTGCTGAAGTATAGATCCTAATATCCTTGATTAGAACCTGTCCTCCTAGTGCTGCGTCTAATTGAAGTTTAGTTGCTTCACCGGTTGCCGTGCCACCACTTAACTTAATATCTGCTTGAACATAACATTCTTGTGGTTGAAAAAACTTTGTAGTGGGTGGGACTTTAATTCTTAATTCTTGACCTGGCTCAAAATTAAGACCATTTAAGGCAGTGATTGCCTTTGAAGTTTGCACAATAGGGATTGTTGACTCTGCTCTCCAAAAAGATTTACTCATTTTATATTTAATAAATATATAAAAATTATTAAATAAAAATTATAAAAAAAAAGATTAAAAAACTTAAAAATCAAAATATTATTGTTGTTCTCTACCAACTGCTGCTCCTCCAGCACCTGCCTGAGTTACTCTTGATATCACTTGTTTTCTTTCTGCTTCTAAATCACTTTGAGTTTGTGATTGTAAATCCTTTGCTTTTTGTTCTGCGTCTGCTTGATCAGGTTCAATATCTAATGCTTCAACAGCAGAACCAGCAGTTGAAGCAGCAGTCCCTGCTAATTGAAGACCCACACCTATTAATTGACCACCAGGTATAAACTCAGCACCTGTACCTAAAATATCAAGTAATGCTCCACCAATTTCTAAACCTTGTTTATCCCATTCAAACTTTTTGCCGTCCATGAGACCTTCAATTGCTGTCCCAGCAGATAAAGCAGCACCAGCAACACCAGCACCACGAGCAACACCTCCAGCAAGTTTGCCTATTACTTTGCCAGCACCTCCTGCTGCTGCTTTTGCTAGGTCTTCAGTTATTTCTTCACCTGCTCCTGCTGCTACTCGTTCAAGTGCAGGTGCTGCTGTTTCTTCTGCTGCTGCTGCTTCTCTTGCTGCTCCTCTTTCTTCAATACCTTGTCTGAACTCTCTTTGTTCTTGTTCTGTGAATGCTTGAGGTCTTGTCCTTGTAGGTGAGGTGGGTCTTGCTCCTCTACGATATTCTTGTCTTATCCCTTCGTCAAATGCGTCTGCTTCTCTTTCTGCTCGTGGGTCACCTAAAAGATTTGTAATACCGGTGAATCTGCCACCTGGGCCGGCAAGTTCTTCTTCAGCAGTCACCGCAAGTTCTGTTGCTCCTCCTCTTGCTGCTTTTCTTTCTGCTGCTGCTTTTGCTGTTGCTTTCACTATTTTTGCTTTACCATATTCTACTTTTGCTCTTGCTCCTTTTTCTAATGCTCCAGCAGCAACACCACCCAAAGCACCAGTTGTCTTCATGGTGCTGAGGTCTGCTACTTCTTGTGCGTTAGAAATATCTTTGTCTAATTGATCTTTTGAATCGTCTATTCTTGCTGAAATGTCTTGATTATTCTCCATTACCGATCTATTGTAATTTTGAAGACCTCTTGTAAACTCTGAGTCTCTTGAACGATCAGTTGATACAAACTCCATATTTTATAATTATTAATATATATTATTATTTTATAATAAATAATTAAATGAATAAATTAATCTTCTATATTTTCTTCTACCACATTTTCAGCAGGATATATTTTCTCATTAAAATTGATCCATATCTCAGCAGGATTCTCAGTTAACTTTAAAGTCATGAAATCATATTTTTTTTTAGTTGCTTTTTTATACATTTCTCTGAAGTTTTTATCACCACCGAACATACCTGAATATTCTTCACTCAGTTTTTCTAATTCAGTTTCATTAGTCAATCTACCCACTAAAACCCAGTTTGCATTCGCACGAATAGTGGGACTTGTCTTACGAAATAATTGTGTTGAAATAATCAACAACTGAATGTTGCTGTGCCTATAGCGAGAAGAAATGTTATTCAAAGCAGTCGTCTTATCTCCTAAGCAATCGTCAAGAACTAAACAAACAGAAGGCATATCGTCTCTATCATATTGTGATTGTGATTTAACTAGATCGTGAATCATTTGATCATTATAGTGATCCTCACAATCAAATGCTTGTTTTAAAAACCTTGAAGTTTGATCATTATTGATTGTATTTGAAATAATTTTAACAAAATCAAAATAATCCTGACCATAAAAATCTTTATTTAATAACATATTTGAAATAATTGTTGATTTGCCAGTTTTTGTAGGCATAACCATGAGGACAAGAGAATTAGGTTGTGGCAAGTTAGGATTAAGAGGTTTTATCTTCTGATTAGGAGGATCAACTACTTTCAGAATCTTAAGTTTTTTACTCATTATATTATTAATAATATATTATTTTTTTTTCTTTTTAACTAAATGAACTTTATCTATCTTATGTGCTTTTGATTTAGGATTCAGTGCTGCGTACACCCTAGCAAATGCCCATTGCTCTTTTGACACAACATTCTTTCTTACAGATCCTGGATTAGTTTTAAAAGCACCGATCCCTTTATCAAAAATAGTCTGAATACCTTTCATTTGATAACCGGTGATTTTAGATATTTCTTTTAGTGTATGAGGTTCGTCTTTCTTAAAACCATATTTTTTATTAAAATCATGTTTATATGTCATTTATTTATTAGAAGATATTTTTATAAATCTCGTGGATTTTAAATATTTATCAATATCTTGTTTTGTATCAATATTTATTCTAAAGTGTCCTTCAATATTTTTGATCCCATTCATGATTTCTTTTAATGTTTTTTTATTCACATTATCAGGTATATTTATATCAATACTTTGTTCAGGTAATGTATGGTGAAATGGTATTTTCATATTATTAATTTCATTATAATTATTTTTTGTTGATCCCCATTCATGAGTCATGTATACTTTGCCGTGTCCTTTATATTTTGATCCTGTATGGTGATCAGGTAATGCAATATAACTGGGCATAACATTTACAACTGATTTATCAGGTATTAAATCCCAGTATGTTTTTGTTAATAATCCTGGGCCGACCTGTTGCCAACTAGGGATCTTTTTATCACTTACATTATTATTTAAAACATAATTAATAGCAGTTTGAGGTATAATATGATTAGGAGGATATGCCTGAAGACTAGTTGCACAAAGATTAGGTCTTGATATTTCATTCTCCCAGCAAAAGAAAGCATGATTTAATAGAAAGTCGTCAAAGGGACTTATACACACCATATCTGCGTCCACAAATATCCCACCATATTTCTCAAGAATTATATATCTATATAAATCTGCTTTACCCCATATTGCGTCATGTTCGTCTATCTTTCTCTGATATCTAGGTTTTATTTCTAAATTATCTTCAATTGTTTTTTCACACCAAAACATGTAAGTGAAATCGTGATTCATATTCTTCACACTATTCATAGCATTAATAGGCATGGGTGCGTCTCCGATCCATAACTGGTGAATAATCTTAGGGACTTTCATTTATATATTATATAAGATTTTATTTTAATCAAAATTGAACTAAGTGTCCTCAAAAATTATTAGGTGTCCTCAAAAAAGGGGACGCTGTCCTCAAAAATAATAGACCCTCAATTTTAGGGGACACCTACCTTTTATGACCATAACTCGTCATAAAGTATAAGAAAGAAGTATAATTATAAGACTATAATATATTAAGTGTCCTCAAAGTCCTCAAAAATATTTCAAACAATATCTAAAAAAACAAAAAAGTGAATCACCCATTTCTTGAAAAGTAATTTTACTTTTATTTGTGGATATTTTGTGGACATGTCCTCATTTTAGGGGACACCTGATATTTTAGGGGACACTTCAAAATAAATGATTGAAGAATCCAGGTTGACCATATCTTGCAGGTTCTTTAGGTTTAACAGCATTAGAGACCATGTTTCTGAAGTGATTGACTTCAGATTGTTTGCTTTCTTCTTCTTTCTTCTTTGCTTTTCGTGCCTTTCTTTGAGTATCATATCCTTCAATTGCTTTTCTCTGTAATTCAACTAACATGTCTTGTGGTATATCTTGAAAACTAAAAGGTCGTGGTTCAGGAGTGGGTGCTGGTGCTGGTGCTGGTTGTGGTTTAGGTTTAGGTTCTGATTTAGGCTTCACACCTGCTTCTTCTCTTAATCTATCCATTTCTAATTGTTTCTTCTTCTTTTGTAATTCTTTCATTTCTTTCTTTTCTGCTGCTGCTGCCCTTCTTTTTGCAAGACCTTTTTCACGACCTATCTTTAATCTTTCTAGTTGTTCAGCAGTCATTTGTCTCTTTTTCTTAGCAGGTTTAACAGGTTCAACAGATAATTCTTTCTTTGTTTTCTTCTCAACAAATATATCTTCTTCAGGTATAACCTGCTTTCTTTCTACTTCAGGTACAATATTTTCTGTAATTTCTAGGACTACATTCTCTTCTGTGTCGCTTTCTTGTTCTTCTTTAAGTGGTTCAGGTGACTCCTCAATAAAATCAGTTTCAACTTTAGGCAATAAATCCATTTATATTTTAATAAAATATATTAAATTATTTTATGTAATTTTCAAAAACTTTACATAATTTTCTAAAAAATCAATATTAAAAAATCTAAATTAAAATTACCAAAACCACCCTTTAGAAACTTCAGGTTCTCTGTTATTATCAAGTATCATGTATTTATCTTTTTCAACTTGTTCTTTATTATATTTATCCTTTTTTTTCTCTTCAATTCTTTCTTTGATAAATGCAATATCTGCTTTAATATCAGATAAATCAGTTGTCATTTGTTCTGTAAGTTCTTTAATTGATTCAAAGACCTTGTCTATGGGTTTTTGTTTATCTGTGTCAATATCCATTTATAATTTGTTAAATATAAAAATATAAAATTATCTTTACTTAAAATAAATAATGTCAGAAGGTGCTGGTCAATTGCAAGATTATTCTGTAGATCAAGCAGCAGGAGCAATTGTATTAGTATTAGGAGCAGTCGCAAGTTTACTGCTTGTTGTGTGGCAATCAAAATGTCATTGTAAAGTCAATCTATGTTATATCTTTCAGTGTGAAAGAAGACCACCTAATGAAGACGAAATGAAAGGTTTAAAAGAACAAGCAAAAAAAATGAATAAAAAAGAAGATAAAATATTAAAAAAAGAAGAAAAAATATTAGAAGAAGTAGAAGAACAAAGGACACCACGATTAGTGCCTAAGAAATCAAATGAACTTGAACCTGAACCTGAACCGGAGATAGATAAATTAGTTTAATTTTTACATTGTCTAGTACACCAACCAAATCCCCAACAACAGAAACATTTAAACATATTATATTTAGTATTTAGAAAATAATTTTACCATAAATAATTGACTGCCCAATAATTAGCAGTATTCTTATCTTTATAAGTCAACTCACCTTTTTTATTCTTAATACCCTTAGCACGAGCAAGGTATGAAGCACGGCGTTTTTTGTCTCCATGATCAAGTGACTTATAATAACCTCCCTTATCTTTGAACTGACCCATGCCCTTGTATCCAAATCCTATTTTTTTGAATCCTTTTTTATTATCAGATTTAACATAAACAAAATATTTTGATTTTGATTTAGTTTTATTAACCCATGGTTTATAAAGGATAGGTTGTCCGTCTTTGTCTAATGGCATTTATAATATTAATATATTAAAAATCAATCGTGTTTTTATTTAAAAAATAATTTCTAAGTAGTAAGTATAAATAAGAAATGAGTGTCAATAAAAAATTAAAAACTCCTTTAAGGTGGGTAGGTGGTAAATCACGAGCATTAAAAAAATTAGAAGTTTTTAATCCAAAAAACATGGATAATATTATTGAGATCAGGGACGCATTTTTAGGTGGAGGATCTTACCCATTATATTTAAGTCAATTATATCCTGATAAAAGGATATGGGTGAATGATATATATGAACCACTTTTTAACTGGTGGATACAATTAAGAGACGATTGCAAAACTCTGATTGATCTATTATTGATTAAAAAAAAATATAATAATACACCTGAATTAGCAAAGATTCTTTTTTTACATAGTAAAGAAATTATGAATGATAAAAAATATCATGATATAGAAAGAGCAGTTGCTTTTTATATTGTTAATAAATGCAGTTTCTCAGGATTGACTGAAAACTCTTCATTTAGTAAAGGTGCTTCAGAAAGTAATTTTAAAGAAAGTATAATTAAAAGTTTAAGTTTTTATTCAGAATTAATTCAAAACTGGAGAATAACTAATCTTGATTATAAAGAGTTAATGAAAGGTGACGGACATGTATTTTTATATCTAGATCCTCCTTATGATATTAAATCTAATGTATATGGCAAGAAAGGTGATTTACATAAAATATTTAAGCATGAAGATTTTAAAAAAGAATGTACAAAATGTAAATGTAGATTATTAATTTCATATAATGTAGAGATAAACGAATTAGATAATAATAGTTTTGATTTAACCTATACCATGAAATCAGACAAAAAATATATTGAAAATCAAAAAAAAAGAAAAGAAATAGCAATTACTAATTATTATGATTATTATGACACAGACGAAGAAGAAGAGTCAGGATATTTCAGAGGATTAAATCTAAGTTAAATTATTTAAAAAAATTATCTATATTAAGTATATAAATGAATATGTCTGAAATAACTGATTCTGAAAGAATAAAAAAGATTTTACAACAATATGAGAGAAAAAGAGAAAAAGAAAAAGAAAGATATCAAGTGATAAAACATACAGAAGATTTTAAACTAAAAAATAGACAACGAGCCAAGAATCACTATCAAAAAACTAAGGATATTAAGAAAGAGAAATACGCTCAAGATAAAGAGTTTTTGAATGCAAAATCTCAATATTATTATTATAAAAAACATGATAATTTAGAAAAGTTTAAAGAAAAATATCCACATAAAATTGAAATATTAAACTCAAGAAATCTGAATATTTAAAAATCTAGAAAATTAAACTTTTATTTTTTACCATATATTTTTTAATTTAATTTATTTTATAGTCTTCTTTAAGTCATAAAATAAAAATATAATTTCAAGTTTTAATAAATATTTTTCTATGCGTAAAGTATTTAAAAAATAAAATCTAAGTATTAAGTATAATATAAAATGAGTGAAAATAAGATTTACGAAAAATTATCTAAATTAAATAATATGCAAACCTTTACCCTTAGAGAAAAATATGATATCTCAAATGCTCAAAAACTCCTTCATTCTGATATTCTAGACGAAGAATATAAGGGCAGTCTTAAGAAATATCTTAAATATGGTAAAAGTGGTAATGTTGAGGTTGACTATACAATCAAAGAAATAGGCAGATTAAATATTAAAGTCAAGGGTCTTAAGAAAGACGAAACTTGTATTAATCAGGCATTAATGTGGCGTGAAGCAAAAGCAGCACTCTGTAAAAAGAATTATGTTGATCTTGACATGGTCAATTGTCACCCAGTGCTTCTTGAGCAAGTATTCAAGGAGAATGGGCTTGAGACAACTTATCTGTCTCGTTATAATAAATCACGAGAAATATTCTTCAAACAAATGAAAAAAAATGATATAAATAGAGATTTATGTAAGATTCTTATCATGAGAATATTTTATGGTGGATCTATCAATGCATGGTGTAAAGAAAACAATATCCCTGAAGAAATTGTAAGATCAACTATTATAGATCGCTTAGAAAGAGAACTAAAAGAAAATACGAAAAAACTACTATCTACTAATGAACTTTTAAAATATAGACTAGAAGCAATAAAAAATAAGGGTGACGATTATCATAATCTAGACGGCACTGCAATGTCATATTTTCTTCAGACAATTGAGAGAAAATGTCTCATTGTTATGTACGAATATCTTAAGACTCAAGGTCGTGTTGTAGGTGCTTTGATTCATGACGGACTTCACCTTCAAAAAAATCTTAATTTAAAAGAAGGAGAAGAAGAAGATTTTTCAAAATTAATCAAAGATATTAAGTCAGAATTACAAGAAAAAACCGGATTTTCTATTGATCTTAAAATTAAACCATTTGCTGAAATAGAAGAACTTGAGAATATTATTGTTGTTAAATCAGATAAAGAGGGTGGTGATTATATCACAGATAAACTAAAAAATGACTATGTTATTTCACAAGAACGCATATTTATGAGAATCAATAATGTGTGGACTTCTAATGAAAAAGTAATCAAAAGGGGTCTAATCAAAGCAATAGGTAATATGAATATCTTCTTTGCTGGTGATAATAATGAGATTAAACCATATTCAACTATGGCTAAGTCTTGCAATCAAATGCTTCAATATGTTGAACCCACAGAAGACGAAGATTTTATTGAAAAATTATGGACAAGCAACCTTCAAAAATTATGCTTTAAAAACGGATATTATGATTTTTCTGAAGGTAAACTCAAAGAATATGATATTGACACACACACAACAATCAAAATTAATCGTGATTTTAATGAAGCAAAACCTGAATATATTGAGCAAGTTTATGAAAAAATCCTAAATCCTATTTTTAATAACAATAAAGAACTTATGAATTGCTGGTTAAATTACATAGCAAGAGGTGTTGCTGGACATGTAGAAGATAAGAACTGGGGCGTAGGTATAGGTGAGAGAGATTGTGGCAAAGGTGTTTTAGTAGGATTACTTGAATCATGTTTTCAAGAATATTGCAGAGCAACTAATTCAGAAAACTTCTTATATAAAAATAATGGCACTGATTCAGCAAAGGGTCTTTCATGGTTAGTGCCGTTTGAGTTCAAAAGGTTATTGCTTACAAATGAGATTACTCGTGATTCTCAAGGTAAATATAAGATAAATGGTAATGTTCTTAAGAAATTATCAAGCGGTGGTGATAAGATTGAAGCAAGGGTAAATCATAAAGACGAAATCAATTTTAAGATTCAAGCACGAGTTTGTATGTTCTGTAATGATTTACCACCTATTGAACCTGCTGATACAAAAGAGACTTCATATTGTTTCAGATATCCTTCAAAGTTTCTTAATAAACAAGACGAAAGATTAGGTAAGCCATTAATGAGACCTAAGATTATTCTGAAAGATAATGACGATATTGAATATGTGACAGACGAGAACGGAGAAAAGGTAATGGAGAATGTATGCAATTTTTATCCTAAAGACGATAATATTAAAGCATGGTGTAAAGATTCAAAAGTTCTAGACGCTTTCATTCATATCTTATTCAATCATTATGGTCAAAGAGTTGTAGTACCTGATTGCATGAAAGAAGAAATGACAGACTTTCAAGAAGAAGAAAAAGAAGAGGATAAGTTCTTATCTCTATTTAGATTTGCTGGTGACAAGAACTGGGACGATTCAGAAAATGCAAAGGATTTTGTCAGTGTAGCACAAATCAATCACTTATTAAGAAAAGCACAGATTAGTTTATCTGCTCAAAAATACAAGAATTATTTAACACCTAAAGGTGCTGTTAAAGGTAAGAGAACTATTCAAGCAACTGGTAAACGAGAAGCAGCATGGATTAATATTCAAGTTGACGAGAAAAAGGTTGAACTCTTAAAAATAGAGTTTTCTGACGATTAATATTTTGATTTTTTAGGTTTTTTATCTTTATTTTTTTTAGGTTCTTCAAACATTTTTTCTTTTACTTTTTTACGATCTTCTTTATATTTAAGAATCTCATTCTCCATATTATCTGATAATTTACTTTTTTTAGGCATTTATATTATATTAAATATAATATTACTGCTCAGTTGTTTTTTCAGCAACTTCTTCTTTAAGTGCTACTTCTTCAATTACTCCTTTAACCTCTTCTACGATATCAGGTTCTTCTATATCTTCTGCTGGTCTTTTACCTTCTGCGACAAGTTTTTTGTGCATTTTCTTGAAATACTCTAAATCATATCCTGGCATTGTTTATTTATAATTATATTAAATAAAAAAAATATATTTTAATAATTATAAATAAAATGTCACTAGTTATATGTTCTAATGAAATCACAGGAGATAATAACCTTTCAGGAGAGTTTCAAGCACCATATTCATTTCATAATCATTTACAACAACCTTTAAGATTACCGGCTAATTCTGAGGTTGCTGTTCAATCTTTAAAGGTGAATAAAGAAGGTTCAGTTACTTTAAATCCAGCAAATGTATGGTATCAATATTTTGGAGTTAAACTAACAAATGATAATAAAGATTTAACAACTTCTGCCCCTCATTATGTAGACATGGATATAGACGGAGTCACAGAAGCAACAATCAATCTTACTGCTTCTGATTTCATTCAACCTGCTTTGAGTCGTGGTGTACCTAATCCTGAGACATTTGGATTACCTACAGCAGAACCTAAGAGAGACGCAGCAGGTAATGACTTTTTAGGGTGGGATCTGAAGTTTCAACAGAGATCAAATGGATCAGCACTTGATAATAAACCTACAAACTGGACTAATAAGTTTAACACAACTGGTATTGCTGGAGGTCTATCTTTTAATTCAGCAAGTAATATTCTAACACCTACCGGTAAAACTGCTGCTACCTCACCATTTAATCAAGCAATAGCAAGTGATACACCTCTTGCACTCAATGGTGGTGAGTTTATAGTTGATATCACTAAATTAGGAGCAGCAGGTAATATTACAAGTTGGGGAGTTGGTCTAACTCGTTGTCAAACGACGGCAAATCAAGTGAATAGTTTATATAATCCTAATGGTAATTCAGACGAAACAGCAAGGACAGGGAGATTATATTATCCTGAAATAGAATGTGATTTCTTAGTGGGTGGATTTCAAGACTTTAACACAGGGAGCAATAGACATATTTTAGCATATCAATTAGCAGAGAATAGTGACGACGCAGGATATGACGCAGACGAACCATTATCAATGCAATCGGTTGATTATACAAATAATGGATCATTCACTGATTTTTATGACTGGTCAACAAACAACTCACAAAAACAATTCTCAAAACTTAAATATTCTGTAAATAATGAACTTGTAAAATGTGAATTATATTCTGCCTCTGAATCTAAATGGTATGTTCTTGTGGATACAGCAGGTGATAAGGGCAAGAGATTCAAACCGGTTGCTGATACATGTCGCAACCTTTATCCATTCATATTTATTCAAGGTAAGGGATCTAATCCTCAACCTACATGCACTATTGATAAGTGGGGTGGTCGTGTTATATCTAATTTTACTTATAATAATCCGGATAATGACTGGTGGGCATATCTTCACTCAACAAATCAGCAATCAACAATAGGCAAAGTAGTTGACACGAGAAAATATAATCAACTTAACAATGCTTCACAGCATACTTACAAAGGGATTAATGCAAGTGGGACTTTTGAAGATTATGAATATATATTAGTCCTTAAAGAAGATCCTGATTTATATGTCCCCTCTTTAAGAGCAAATGCTGATTTCTTTTTAGGATATAATGGTCAAACTATTGCTGAAAAAACAAGTATTAATGCCTCTTCTGTGGTGACATTTGAATCTGCTGAAACACCTGAATTAAAATCAACAACAAGCATATTTGTTAGATTAGATAATTATAATGTAAAATCATATAACGCAGGACAATCTACAAGTTCTAAGATTATTTATGCTGCTCCTCGTTTCTCTACTGGTACAGATCAATCAGTAGGATCATTATTCTTTGAATCACCTGAGAGAGTATATGTGGATATAAATAATCCTAATGAAATGAATGCAAACATGTTCTCTATTTCAATTGTGAATGAAAACAATACACTAGCAACAGACCTTACAGGCAAATCCGTTTGTGTTTTACACTTTAGACCTAAGAAGAAGTAAGTGTCCTCAATGTCCTCAATGTCCTCAAAAATAATTAAAATATTTACGATTTTTAAAAATTAACCTTCTCTCTTTTTCATATTTCATTTATAAAAAAAATGAAATTATTCTGAATATTTTTGCGGACTTTGCGGACACTGAGGACAAATCTTGAAAAAATAAAATATTTTATTAATATATAATGG